TCAGCCATTGCAGAAAATGAATTCAACGCTTCAGCAAATGCTCTTTTATCGTCAATTGTTACTGGTTGCTCTTTTTCGCTAAAAACTGTTTGTTTAGGTGTTGCTTCTTCGCCTAACCAAAGATTTCTTACGATGTCTAAATTACTTTTTTTCATATTATTATATCCTACATTTTCCATCATCACATAAAATTGACGTAATAATACTATTTACGCCGCTATATTTGTTTGTTGTTATACTTTTATCTGTTGATTCATTCATCCCCGTAGGACGCATAAAAGCACCTTGAGTTGATGGATTTGATACAAAGTCCCAACAAATTAATTCAAAATCTTCTTGCACTTCGACTACGCCTTCATTACGTAATTCTTTAACTGATCCCAATCCTCTACTAGAAATACCTAAAGTAATTCCTGCTTTAAACAGTGACTTTAAAATATTACCCGATGGCGTTTCTAAAATTTGAACTGCGCCTAATAAATCATCGCCATTCCACCATATTTTTAAAACATTGTGAGATACATTGTTTAAATTGACTACCGATGATTCGGGATGATCTAATTCTCCTAATGCTCTATGTTGGTCAATATATTCTCGTTGGTATCTTTGACATTCGCGCATCAATATATTTTTAGGATATACTCTGCCATTTTGATTTTTAGCACCAGCACGTTGCAATACTCCTTGAACTACAATACCACCAGGAATTCCATATTCAGCACCACTTTGCTCATTTAATGAACCAATTGGTTTAAATGGCATATATTCTACTATTAACTGCTTTGACATATTACTCTCCTAATGCTCTTACACGTTCTGATATTTTTATTAATCGTTCAGATATCTTATTCAATGCTTTTGATGTTGATGGGCCATAATTTGATGAAGTAACTCCTGATTCTGTTTTTAAACGTGAATTGTAACTTACCAATGTTTCTATTTCGCGAAGTTTCATTGCAATTTCTTGTATTGTTTGTTTTACTTTGCTAGATGGTTTTACATCACCTTTTTTGAAATTGCGATATGATTCAATAAGTTGTTCATATTTGCCATCCATCGTTTCATATACACTTTCATTAGTTTTATTTTTTACACCTGACCAATCATATTCAACACTTGATTTTTCCGTTACGTGTGCAGGACGATCGCTATATTTTCTATATTTGTCTACTAATGGTTCTGTTGGATACTTAAATTTTGCATGTTGCCATTTCTGATCATCATCTGCAAATGGAAATTTATCCATGTATTCTTCTTCGGAAGATTCTGGTTTTTGATATTCTCCTGGACGATAAGTTGGAGGAGTATTAATACCTTCTCGTACATTTTTAACCCGTTTCATTCCTAGTACTTCAACTGTATCATCGTCTGCTTTTGCAAATGCATTAGGCGTCATATATGACCCAGCGCCTGCAGAAGTTGATATTTCTTCTAGTTCCATATCTTCATCAGGTAAATGATTTACGTGATTAGCAAGATCATCAATGATATCATTAGTTTGATCAACAGCTTCAAATGCTTCTTCTATTTGTTGTAAGAATGATTTCATTTATGTATCTCATTTAATTCATCAACTAAATCCATATATCGCATCAAGTTTAATATATGTGATTCTTTTAATTTTTTTATTGTTTCAACATTGCAAAGCATTTCTGATAATTTTTCTATTTTAATCTTAACTACTTTATCTGTAATATGTTTAGAATGATTGGATAATTTTGTTTTAATCGTAGGTATTATCTTTTGTACATATTCCTTAAGTGCTTCAGTATCATTAACGTGTGTAATATATTTGTTTAACAATTGTTTTTGCGATTCAGATAATACACTAGAATATGTAGTATTAAATTTATCAACAAGCAATTTATATGTCAATAACCGAATATCTTTATCTTGTTTTTCAAATGATTCCATTACTGGATCACGTTGTTCGACTAACTTAGACTTAGGCAAAGTGTGTTCAAGTAAAACTGTTTTACATGCCATTACTTGTTTTGGGTTATCAGTTTCATCATATTCAAATAACATGTAAATTGATGCCAATTCTTTGTAATTGTTTATATGCATTTTAGACATATTTTCAAATATAAAATTATCAGAAATTTCTTTAACTAAATTATATTTTTGCCGTTTTAATGTATTATGATTTAATTTAGAATGAGCAGCTTTCACTGTACGCATATAATCCAATGCACGTGCTTCGGTTTTATGTTGTTCTTTAATCAATGCATTATACAATTGTAATTCTTTTGATAATTCAGTATTTCTACCAAAATATTTTTTTATAATATCAATAGTAATTGATTTGTCTGACGTTAATGTTTCTGAAGTTAGTTTTCGTACTAACATTTCAAAAAGAATGCCGGTATTTTTATACTTCGAATGTTTTAGTTTTTTCATATCAATATGATACTTTTTAAATAAATATGTTATAAAATATTATTTTCATCTAATAATGTTCCTGCATCGAAATCAGCTGGATTAGGTTTTTCTAATGATTCTAAAATAATATTAGATGTTTTTGTATATTTAGAATTTTTCATTATTTTTATAACATTTTCGTGTGCTAAATCTAATTTGCGTTCTCTTCGCGGATCTGGTAGAAATGCCGATTTTTGATTTTCAGAATCAAATGATTGATCAATTTCTTTTTTGCCCGTTGGATCCCATCCGAATGCATTCTTATGTTGACCAAATTTAATTCCTTCTTTTGGACGGCCGCCTTTATCTTTTTCTTCAACATCATCTGAACTCATATGCATTGATGCTAAATCGTGTGGTGTACCATATGATACTCCCGTTACAGCTGGATCATTACCTTCTTGTTCAAGTTGATTTTGACGGAAACGCAATTTTAAATCTTCAATAACATTGGTACGTTCTGATAACCATTGTTCTTCGGACATGTTAAATATGAATTCATATATGTATTTATCTGAAACTAATTTTGAATCTTTCATCGATGTTGCTAATGTCATTTTTTCTGTCATTAATGCAACTTTTTGTTGATCATATACAATTGACGGTGCTGTTAATTCTAATTCAAATCCAACTAATTCTTCACCTTCAAATCCTTGTGCATATAAATGTACAATTGCAATTTTATATAATTCAGACGTAACAATTTTTTGGATACGTTCAATTGTTCTAGCAAATCGTATATCCATTGAAGCTAAGGTAGTTTTACCTTCTACTGCTTCAGCATATCCTAAAAATGGTTTAGGAATTTTAAGAGCAGCCATCATTTTGTCTTTAACGTAATTGATATCATCAATACCCGTAAAAGTCATACCCGGTAATGTGTCGATTGATGTAGATGATTGACCTCCTCGAACTGGCAAATAATAATCTTCCAACATGTTGTTCAAATTGAATTTCAAATTATAATTGCCTGTTTGAGCATCAACGTGAGGAATTTTTTTCATTTTATTGATAACTTGTTCCATGAATGTATCTACTTCATTTGGTGGAATATTACCAATATCAATTTTAAATATACGTTTTTCTGGTGCTCGCATTATTCTATGAATAAGCATTGCATCTTCAAGCATTGTTAATTTTTGAAATTCTTTACGAGCACCTTCTAACATTGATTTACCGTACGGCAAAAAGTTTGAATCTGATAACATTCGAAAATGTGCTACTTCAAATACATCATACATTAATCCTGGACTAGAAGCGTGACGAAATTTAATTTTATATTCTCCGGTATCTTCAGCAAATTCTTCCCAACGTTCTACTTCGTAACTAGAAAAAGGACGAGCATTAATAACACCTAATTCATTAGCAATATCAAGTTTTAAAAAGAAATCACCATACTTAGTCATGTTTCTAATCCATGGCCAAAGATTAAATTCTATGTTTAATACATCATAAAATAAATTATAAAGTATTTTTTGTATTTTAGTGTTATTTGTTTTAATAGTTAGCATATCACCAAATTGATCTGCTAGAGTTGATTCATCTGCATAAATATCTAATGCAGCACTTATGATTGGATCTTTATCCATCATTTCGTAATCAGTGTATAACTGCATACGATTTTGATGCATATAATAGTTTGAATCATATCCACCCATACCACCAACACGGTGACGATTTGAACCATGTAATCGTGTATAT